CAAATGATCGGATTCTTGACCCGTGATAAAACGACTGACGTTCCAGGGTCCATGGCCCATGGATTACGAACCGGGTTATACGATGGTGGACGAGTACCATTTGCTGAAGCTCCTGGTTCCGTTAAAGCAAAAGTTGTTGATTATCTTGATGAAAAAGAATTAGCCGAAAAAGGTTTTGATCCAAATAGATTATTAAGCGAGATGACTGATGAAGAAAAAGTTAACTACTTTCAAGACTTAACTAAAAAACAAAAAATTGCAGCTGGTATAGAAAAGAAAAGGATGAGTACTAAAATTGATCAATACCGAGATGCTATGCTTGATTATGAAAAGCTTTTATATGAAGCTAGAGTAAAAAAAGATGCTACCATAATACCAAAATCACTTAAAAGTTTTTTAGAAAGCAAAGGATTAAAAGAAGGAACTTATGGAAATTTAAGAGCTTTTAATTTAATACCAGCACAAATACCGCTCCCTTTTAAAGCTCGTAACACTCTTGCTAATGATATAATTAGAGATTACAATGATCAATTAAAATTTAAAGAATTAAATAAAATTTTAAAAGATGCAAAATTTACAGATAAAGAAATTAAAGCAGTACAAGCAGGTAGATTAAATAAAGCAGACAAAGCAGGTGATAAAGCTAGAAAAGCTTATGACTTTATTTTTAACAACCCTAAAACGGCAAATGCAGAAGTTAGTCAACTTTTTAATCCTAGAGCATTAATAGCAAACTTAACCGGTCTTACAGGAGAAACTATATCTAAAAAATTTAGTGTTCAAGCTTACGATCCAGAAGGATATGATCTTTATACAAAACTAGGTAATCCAAAAGTTCAAAGCGCTGTTCGTAATAGACAAGGACCTATGAGTCTTATAACATTTAAAAATTTAAATAAAACTGATCCATTAGGATCTCAAGCAAAAGCAACTGCATTAAGAAAAGAAAGATTAGATAAAGCAACTACATTAGCTGGAGAAGGTGTTGCAGATATAAACGCTGCACAAAAAGAGGTAGTTAAATTATTAAATGATCATTACAAAAAAAATCCAGAAGAATTGTTAAGTAACACTAAACTTAGAAATTTATTAGATCTTACTTTAGAAGATGGAGAGATTGTTAAAAAAAATAAATATGTAACAGATGATGATTTTAAAAAACTTATACAAGACAAAAAAGGTTTGTTTACAATGGATCATGTTGATGAAGTACAGTTTGAAAAACTAAGTACAGAGTTTCCAATATTTAAACAACTTGCAACCTACAATACTAATTCAGGTTTGATTAAATCTATGAAAGCTTACATGAGTAAAAATCAAAATAGTAAAGACCCTGCAGTTCAAAATAAAATTAAAAAACAAGTAGAGTTTTTAGAAGATTTAAAACTAAGAGTAGATACACCGACAGGAAGAGTTGGATCTAAAGAAGTGCTTGCAGCAGTGGATAGAAAAGCTGGAGTATTACCAAATTTCTTAGCACAACTTAGAGCTTTAAATATTAAACTACCTGCCAAAGCAAAAGCAGCAGTTTTAGGTATAGGTGGTGGACTAGGTGCAACAACTTTAGCTACAGCAGGTCCTTTAGAAGAAACAGGATCAACTGCTATGGATACAGCTAAAACAGTTGCAGCTGGAACAGCAGGAGCTGCAACTCTTGGAACTAAAACAGGAAGAAAAGCTGCCGGTAAATTTGCTGCTGGTGCTTTTGGACCGTTAGGTCTTTTAGCTTTAAATACTGGTTTAGGTGTTGATCCAACATCATCAATTGATAGATTAGGTTTAGGATTAGAAGCAACTTTTTTAAAAGATGCAGTAAAAGGAACTATTGGTGCAACTAAAGGTATGAAGAATAGAGCTTTACAAAAAGGAATACAAAGAATTTTAAATGCCGGAATGTCAGTACCTACAGCTTTAAAAGTTGCAAGATATGCATCACCATTAGGTATTGCATCATTAGCTGGAGAAGGACTTTACCAAGTTGGTAAATTAGGATATGAAGATCAACAGAGATTTAACGCACTGTCTCCTGAAGAACAAGCTGCAGAAAGAGCTGAACAGGAAAAATTTGCATTTGATATAGAAGGATCATAATGAATAAAAATAGAAAACCACAAAAGAAAAACCCAACATTGGTAAAAAAAACTAATCCTGGTTTTAAATGGTGGGCAGTACCACCTAAAAAGGGACCGCTATCACAGGGGTTGAAATTACCACCAAAACAAGTTAAGAAAGCTTAGGAGAAAATATATGGCAGATATAGATAAGTCTCTCCCTAACGATAAACGACCTGAAGAAGTTGCAGAGGAAATTAACGTTGAGGAGATTGAAGAAACACCTAAAGGCGCAGTAGAAATTTTAGAAGACGAAGAAGGAGCTACAATTGATTTTGATCCTTCACAAGTTGACATTCCAGAAGATGGCGGAGATCACTTTGCAAACCTAAACGAATTACTTCCCGAAGAAGATACTGATGCCATGGGTAGTCAGTTACAACAAGACTACATGGAATATAAAACGTCTCGTAAAGAATGGGAGAGAGCATATATTACTGGTCTTGACTTATTAGGATTTAAATACACAAACAGAACAGAACCTTTCCAAGGAGCATCAGGTGCAACTCACCCTGTGCTAGCTGAAGCTGTTACACAATTCCAAGCGTTAGCTTACAAAGAATTATTGCCTGCAGATGGACCCGTTAGAACAATGGTAATGGGTAAATCAGATCCACAAAAAGAAATGCAAGCACAAAGAGTTAAAAATTTTATGAACTACCAGATCATGGATCAGATGAAAGAATATGAAGCTGACTTTGATCAAATGTTATTCTACTTACCTCTCGCAGGTTCTACTTTTAAAAAAGTTTATTATGATGATTTATTGGGACGAGCAGTTTCTAAGTTTGTTCCAGCAGATGACTTAATTGTTCCGTATACGGCTACCTCATTAGACGATGCAGAATCAGTCATCCACGTTGTCAAGATGTCAGAAAATGAATTAAGAAAACAGATGGTATCTGGATTCTATTCTGACATCGAGTTGACAAAACCAACAGATGCAAACACAAATGAATTAGAAGAAAAAGAGAGAGAAGTAGAAGGACTTACAAAATCCCAAAGAGTAGAAGCCATGTATACAGTTCTAGAATGCCACGTTAATCTAGACTTGGAAGGTTTCGAAGACCTTGGCCCCGACGGAGAGCCAACGGGAATAAAATTACCTTACGTCGTAACAATCGAAGAAGGTAGTAGGAGAGTTTTGTCTATTAGACGAAACTTTGCGCCCAATGATCCAAAGAAAAATAAAATCCAATATTTTGTCCACTTCAAGTTTCTGCCAGGACTAGGATTTTATGGCTTAGGATTAATTCATATGATTGGCGGATTGAGTCGTACTGCAACTGCGGCTCTCCGTCAGTTATTAGATGCAGGGACGTTATCAAACCTACCAGCAGGATTTAAGCAAAGAGGTGTCAGAGTAAAAGATGATGCCGCAAATATACAACCAGGAGAATTTAAAGATGTTGACACTCCAGGTGGTAACCTAAAAGATGCTTTCGTATTCTTACCTTACAAAGAACCATCAGCTACATTATTGCAGTTAATGGGAATTGTAGTTCAAGCAGGACAGAGATTCGCGTCCATTGCTGACATGCAGGTTGGGGACGGGAATCAACAGGCCGCTGTTGGTACGACCGTAGCTCTTTTAGAACGTGGTTCAAGAGTGATGTCAGCAATTCATAAAAGACTTTATGTAGGTCTTAAAAATGAATTTAAATTATTAGCAGATGTTTTTAAAACATACTTACCACCTGAATATCCTTATGATGTTCCCGGTGCTCAAAGAAATATAAAACAAACTGATTTTGATGATAGAGTAGATATTTTACCTGTAGCTGATCCAAATATATTTTCTATGAGTCAAAGAATATCTATGGCTCAAACACAATTACAATTAGCTCAATCTAATCCGCAAATGCATAATATGTATGAAGCATACAGAGATATGTACACTGCAGTTGGTGTAAAAAATATTGATAGAATTTTACCACCACCTCCACAGAATCAACCAAAAGATCCGGCGTTAGAACACATTGATGCAATGGGTATGAAACCTTTTCAAGCGTTTCCGGGACAAGATCATAGAGCACACGTTACCGCTCACTTAAATTTTATGGCAAGTAATTTTGTTAGAAACAATCC